GTGCGGTTGCGACGTCCCCCACCCCACGCGGGAGGAGTTGCTGGGGATTGTGGAGAGGCTGGTGAAGGCCGAGAATTACGAATTGCCTGGACTCACAGTAGAGGCTAAGGAACTCCTCGATCCCGACGACCCCCCCGCCACCTGGCGCACCATCGCCGCCGCGATTGAGAGCGGGGAGGTGATGGACCCGTGGGAACTGTCTCGACAAGGATTGTCTATTCATTGCGAGGATGGCAGGGTAATAACGTCCACGTGCAAAACCGGCACCTACGACGACCTCCTACGAGGTCTCCGCGAGGCGACCCGGCGGGTGAGGGAGAGGGAGGGGAAGGCATGACCTGGAAACAGAAAGCCCTTTTGCACCTGATGAGCCGCATTAGCGAGGACGCTTATTGCGCTGGTTGGATGGAAGACAACGAGTACGTCCTGTGGAGGATGGTCGCGGACCCGGAAGCGGACCGCACCTATGGCATGAGAAAAGTCAGTAAGGACGACATTAACGACCTACGGAAAATCTCGAAGGAAATCGGAGGGTGGATTCGGTGGAGCGAAGAGCGCAAAACCGAGGTCTTTGTCCCTATGGCCGAGTGGCTGGTGATTTACCGCAAGCATCAGGAGCAGCATAAATGACCCGCGAAGTCCCGTTCGACGCCGAGGCGACCTGCGACCGGTGCGGGGTGAAGGGTGCGTTTGATTTTATGGGGGACTGTATTTGTCTTGAGTGTGTAAAAAAGGTAATCCCCGTCACAGTGAGTTGGACTAGCGGCGATACAGTCGAGGCCAGCGAAATCACCCTAAGTAAGTTCAACGCCGCCCGCCGCAAGCTGGAGTTGTGGGATGAGATGGTGAAGATGTTGGAACATGCCAGTGGCGTTCTGTGGGGGACGGATTGTGTTCACACATCGCAGCAAATCAACGAATTGCTCGCCCGCATCAAGGAGATCGACAATGCCGACTGACCGCGATGAGCGCAAGGTCTACTGCGTCTGGCTCCGGCGTTCTCCGTGGTGGTGCCCCGACCGGCTATGGCGATGGATGGCCGGGCGGTTCGGGAAGATGGATTGTTACGGTGTGGTGACGTGGGGAACCAAGGAGTCCAGCGATGCCGACCGACCCTGAATGGGAATCGCTCGCACGGGAGGCCGTGGGGGCGATAAGGGAAATAAAGGTGGAAAAAAAATACGTAAAACAATGGGGCTACATTTACTCTTGTCCGAGTTGCCACGTCGCTAGCCGAATCAGCGACAACGCGGAACCTTGGGAATTATTGCCTAATGTAGAACACATTAAGGCTTGCAAAGCCGCCCGCGTGCTTCGGATGGCGGAGGAGGCGGGGATATGACCGACCCAGACCATCGCTGCGGGACGTGCGCCTACTACCTTGACGACGCACGGCTTTGCTGCTTTTTCATCGACCGGCTTAACCTGCCCTACTGGGTGGACATGGACCTGAACAACCCCCGCCCAGACGACGGCAAGAACTGCGAGGCGTGGGAGCCAAGGGAGGCCGACGATGCCGCTGGTCAAAGTCACGCGATCGCAACTCGCAGCGCTGCAGGGACGGCCCGTCACAAGCCGCAAGACCGACATGAACAAGGATGAGGCGGCGTATGCCGAGCGGCTGAGGGCGGACCCGGAGGTGTTGGAGCTCCACTTCAACGCCGTGAAGTTCCGGCTGGCCGACGGCGCGTGGTACACCCCGGACTTCTGCGTTGTGTTCGAGCACGGGGCGGTGCACTGCGTCGAGGTCAAGGGCCAGCGGCGCGAGGCTGGAATCCTGCGCTTCAAGCTGGCCCGCGAGAAGTATCCGGGCATCAACTGGCGGATGGTCCGCCGCGTCCGGGGCCGGTTCGAGGAGGTGGCCATTTGACCGACGCGGCAGCCCAACCCGACCCGCTCGCCCACTGGGGCGGCCCCATGCTGGTCACGGCGCCGCAGATGTGCCGACTGCTCCAGGTCAGCAAGAACGAGGTCATGCGCCTGCACGCCGAAGGACTCATCCCCGAACCGGTCATCCACAAACGCGGGTGTCTGCGCTGGCACATCGAGGACCTGCGGGCGTGGCGGCTGGGGGCCAAAGGACGCAGCGCTGTTGTTTCACAAAGGAGAGCGTGACGTGACCTACAAACCCAATGGCCGGATTGTGGACCGAGCGGTGGAGCTGTGGATGGGCTTTCTGTCGGACCCACAGTACGAAAACGGAGACCGCGGCCAAGCAAGCGTGATGGCCGGACAAATGGCCCAAATGACCCCGAAGAACAACACACCAGACAAGCTCAGGCGATTCGCTGATGAGCTGCGCGTGTTGCTGATGAACCCAGGGGCGGAAAACGGGCTAAGCGAATATGACGCGATGATCCTGCACTCCGACTACGGACCCTCGGTGGCCCTGGAAATGGCCGCGCTTAGGAGCGGCCTTAAGATGCTTTTCCCGTGGAAAACCAGCCTGTGTATCTACGAGGATCATCTGAGCGTCCGGGCCGGCTACGGGGCGGATCATGTCTTCCACTACCCGCTCAAAGACGGCCGGTGGCTGGTGGCGCGGCTAGAAGGGGAGGACGTCGCCAAAGTCGTGGCGCTCGTCGAGGCTGGGGTGATTACCCCGGAGCTGGAGCCCGGCAAGGTACACTGATGACCGTGGCGATGACCAAACCCCGTGGCCGGCGGCTGTGGCGGGTGGTGTTCAGGGACCACCGACGCATAGCCCGCAGCCTGCAAGCGTTCCAAGGCAAGGACGCATCGCGCATCTTCCTGCGCAACCTCCACCGCCTGGTCGAACACGCCGCAGCCGGGGCCGACCCGCCCGATGACCTGTCGGACTGGATCGCTCACCGCCTCTCCGACTACCACCGCGATCGCCTGATCGACTGGGGAATCCTCAGCCGCCGCCGCATCGACGCCGCCCAGCCCGTCCCGCTGCTGCTGGATGCCTGGCACACTCACCTGCTGGCCGAGGGCATCCTGCCCAAATCCGCGGCCCAACAGCGCGCCTACGCAACCAAACTTCTGGGCGGCTTCCCGGCCTACACCGCCGTCGACCCCCAGGTGGTGCAGGAGTTGATCGAAAGCCTGGCCCGCCAAGGCACGCCGCACCGGTACCAGGCAAAGGCCGGACCCAAGCCGTGGAGCGCCTCGACCCGCCGAGCCCACCTGTCGGCGGCCAAGTCATTCTGCAACTGGATGCGAACTTTCAGGGGGGCTGCCCGCAACCCGCTGGACGTGCTGGGCCTGCGCGCCGTGCCGCCCGACCTGTTCATCCGCACCCGCCGCGCGCTGTCCCAGGGCGAACAACGCGCCCTGATCGCCGCCGTCGCCGACTCCGGGGCCGTGCGGGGCGGCATGGGCGGACACGACCGCTCGCTGTTCTACTGGCTGGCCATTGCTACGGGCCTGCGAGCCTCTGCGTTGCGTTCCCTGACCGTGGGCTGCTTCACCCTGGCCGCGGACTCCGCGAGCGTGACGCCGCCATCTGGTGGCCGCAAACGGCGCGTGGCGGTGCCGCTGACCGACCCCGTGCTGGTGCGGAAGCTGAGGCGGCATCTTGCCCGGAAGCTGCCCGCCGCACCGGCGTTCGCGTCGCCAAGCGTGGATTACCTGTCGGACATGCTCAGGGCCGACATGCTCGGCGCCGGGCTGGACCCGGTAGGATTCCACTGCCTGCGCCACACCTTCGGGAGCAACGCCGCCCGGGCCGGCGTCCGCCCCAAGGCATTGCAGGAGCTTATGGGCCACAGCCGGATCGAGACGACCATGACCTACTACGTGCACGACGACGTGGCGGCGCGGGCCGAACACCTGGCCAAGGTGCCGGGGATTGGAGGTTGAAAATGCAAACACACGAGCAAGCATTGGTTGAGGCGGTGGTTGACGTGAAAGTGCGCGAGTACGCCGGACGGCGTTCAGCGATCCCGCTGGAGGAGGTGTTCGCCTGGATCAGGCAGGCTATGTTTGCATTCGGGATCGCCAGCCTCCCCGTGGACGTGGAGTGGCTGAAGGACCACCTGACCTGGCATCCCGGCCTCGAACGAATTGGCGACGAGAGGTGGATGGTGACTGGCGGATCAGGAGAACCTGACGGCAAAGCGCGCGCGCCAGCGTCACCACGAATTGGGGAAAACCGGGAGCTGTAAGGGTCTGTATGGGACTGGCGGCCAAAACGGGCCGTCAGCGTAAAGCATTGCAAACGCTGTAACTTCCGTGCAGACAAGCAATACGCCCGGCAGGACTCGAACCTGCAACCTTCTGATCCGAAGTAAGAAGCTAGACTCGACTTTTTGTGGGAAAAGTGTGGATTTCACGGCCCGGCGCGCGCGCCAGCGTCACCGCGCACTTCGGTCTTGGGCACTGGAACGCCCACCGACAGCCCCAGAGCCGTGAGTACCCGCTCAAGGTGCGGCTGCGCGATGTGGCGCCGACCCCCAAGCCAGCGGCACACATACACGCGGTGCACCCCCGCCCGCCGCGCCAGCTCCGCCTGGGTCCACCCCAGCCGCCGCATCGCAGCGCGAACGGCGGGCCGCAGAATCTCGGGGGTCTCAGGCATGGTTCAGCATCGCCTCTCCGTCGATCCTGCGCAGTGCCGCCAGCACATCCCTCGCCTCCTCCGTCCCCGGAAACTCAGCGACGAAGTCCTCCGCGTCCCGGTACTCAGCCGACTCCGGGTGGGCCGCCGCCATCATGGCGGTCTCCAGGTCGTCATCCCCGGCGCAAGACCCGGCGGCATCCTCGATCTCGCGGACCGTCGGCGTGCCGACATCCATCTCAGCCGGGTCGGGCCAGCGCTCCCCCGCGCTGGCGCGCGGCGCGCCACCCGAGCAATGCTCGCCCCGCAATTCCACCACGCCCGCCTGGAGCGCCGCGTGAACCAGCCTGATCGCCGCGCGCAAACTCTCGCTGATTTTCGTCTCGGTCGCCATCATCGGACTCCTCGGCCTCTCGGCCACCCGCCGGCTGCTGTCCGCCGGCCCGACCGATCTCGGCGCCATGCCTCGATCTGGGTACAGTGTACCACAGCGGTACACGTATGTCAAGGGGGTGGGCGGAGATTTTTTCGCATATCTGCGAATTGTTCGCGCACGCGCGCGCGTCCGCACAGAACCGCCATCTTGACAGGCGGGTCCCCGCCGCTAATGTGACGGGTGGTGATGGAGCGCCCGCCGGTCTAGGCCCCGCGCAATGCGGGAGCTGCGGCGTGCACACTGCCCGGTTCGCTCGCCACCACCACCACCGCCGCCGATTAGGCCCGTCAACCCAGCGGGGCTCGACCAGACCGCTGCATCACCACCGCCGCCACCGGCCTAACCGTCGCGTGGCGGTGTTCATTTTCGGGGGCCAGCCATGAGCGATGACCTGGCCACGACCGCCAGCAGCGCCGTTCGATCCCCCAACCCCGTCGTGCGCCGCTGGGGGTGGACCACCCTGATCCTGCTGGGGTTTTGCCTGTGGGCCTGCGCCGGACCGTTCGGCCCAAAAGGACAAACCCCGTCGTCGGGGGTGGCGGCGGGGGCGACGCAAACCATCGGGCGGAACATGACGCTGGTGACGGTGGCGGGGATAGCCTTGACCCTGGCAGGCATCGCGTGCTTCGTCTTGAAGGCGTATCTCCCCGTGCTACCGACCACGGCGGGCTCGGTGGCGGTGGTGGCCGGGGTGGGCCTGATCGTGCTGGCGGTGTTTCTCCCACAGATCGTTTTCCCGTGGTGGGTGTGGCTACTGCTGATCGTCTCGGGGGCGGCGGTGGTCGGCCTGAGTTGGTGGGCGACGCGCAGGGACAAACTGGCCGTGGCGGCGGCCCAAAAGGAGCAACAGAAATGGAAGTCATTATCGCAGCCCTCCCCTACATCCTGATCTTTCTGGGCGGCGGACTCTGGACCGGCGTCGTGTTCGGCGCTGGCATCATGTGGGGGAGCGGGATGGGCAAAGCAATGGTGAAAGCCGCCGAGGCCGAGTTGGCCCCGGGAAAAACCTCATAGCCCCACGAAAGGCGACCGGACATGATCGTGACCCGACTCAGTTACGCCGGAACCGGATTCGGCAACCAAACCTTTTGCGCCCCCCTTCAGTCCCAGCGAACGACGCTTAGCCGCGCTGACTTCCAGCGGTACCAGAAAGCCGTGGTCAACGGCCTTCGCGGCCTGCGCAACGTCCGCGTACAGGCACCGCCCAACGTCGCCAGCGGCCCGGACAGCGGCATCCTAGTGACGATCCGCCTGGAAGGCCGTGGCGTGGGGGCCGACGCCGGTTTCAACGCAATCGACGAGGGCGAGACCCCGCTTGCCAACGAAGCGCAGTTCGCGGCCTACGAGGACGGCATCCTCAACGCGCTGTTGGCGCTTGGCGACGCGCCGCATGGCGGATAGATGATTCGCGTTTAAGCCCCCCGCGCGGAGGGGATGTGTCCGCGACGGAACCAGTGATGCCCAAGCTCCTCCGCCCCTGCGGGATGCGGCCCTCGCCGCCCGACCCACGCGACTACCGGATCAGCCGGTTCGTCGCCGGTGCGCCGTCGTTTCCCAACGCCTACAAGACCATCGAGACGCGGCCAGCCATCGACGACCAGGGCGCTAGCGAGCGGTGCGTCGGCTTCGGGCTGGGCCTGGCCGTGGACATCCACGAATCCAGGGAGCGGGGAACGTGGGTCCAGCACAGCGAGGACTTCATCTATCAGAACCGCGAGGAATGGCAGCATCAGGGCGAGGGGATGCACAGCCGCGAAGCCCTGGCCATGCTCAAAAAGTGGGGGACGTGCCCCCGGAGCATGATGCCCGCCTACATGACCTACAGGGGGCCGTCGGTCATCACCGACGCCATGCGGGCGGCGGCGGTCCCCCAGCGAGTAGCGGCATACGCCCGGCTCTGGAACGACGATGAGGTGCGGACGGCGATGATGACCCTGGGGCCGGTGAACATCGTCATCGGCGTCTACCGCTCGTTCGACGACTGCCCGCCGTCGGGGATGCTGGCGGTCCCCAACATCATCACCGAGCGGTACCGGGGCCTGCACATGGTCACGGTCATTGAGTGGATGCCCGACCCGACCGGCCTGTTCCCGTTCCGCTACGTGGTGGCGAACTCGTGGGGCACCGACGAGGCCGACGGCGGCTACTACTACTTCCCGCCCTTCGAGGCTTACGGGATCGGCAGCGGCGTCACCGAGATGTGGTCCACCACCAACCTCGACCCCGCGTATCCGCCGGTCCGGGCGCCCAACAGGGTCATCAGCACGCCGTACCGTATCGACACGTTCAAGGGCCACAAGTGGCGGGCGACGTTCGAGCTGCGCGACCAGTTCGACGAGCCATACGACGGCGCGTTGCTGATCGAGCCGCCGCCCGGATTCAGCAAGAGCGACGAATCGGGCGGGTCGGCGGTGATCGAGACCGGGGACGCGACGGTCACGGTGGCCGTGCCGGAGAAGATTTACGGTCGGTCGGCTGAGAACCCGGACGTGAAGAACTACGTCATGGCGTTCGTGAAGCCGCCGCCCGACGACCCCAGCGCCTACGTGCCCAAGCCCACGAAGCTGCTCATCCAACCGCCGATGGTGGAGGCCCGGTTCGGCGACGTGATCGGCTTCAACTTCAAGGTTCTCGACCAGTTCGGCGTTCCGATGTCGGTGCCGGTGGGGTTCTCGACTATCAGCGGCTTCCAGTTGTTCCCCTTGCAGGACTACCAGATCGCCTTCCAGTGCGTGTCGAACCCGACACAGCCGACGCAGGTGGTGTTCAGCGCGTGGGCGGCCCCGGCGACGGCCCAGGCGGTCATCACCATCATGCCCAGCGGCGCGCCCCAGCCGGAGCCGAAGCCGCCACCGCCGCCACCCCCACCGGAGCCCACGGACATGCTGACCCCAGCCCTGGACGCATTGGACGACGTGGTTTTGGAGAGCATCGACGACCTGGGGGCCATCGTGCCGGACGTGACGCGGATGTACGACGCGGCGGTTGACGTGGCGACCTACGCGCCGTCGGGCAAGGCGCGGACGGTATCGCAGATCAAGTCGGGCATCGCCAACGTGCAGAAGAAGGTCAACGAACTTCGGGCCGCCCTGGATTACGTGGGCGGCAAGGTGGACGAGCTGCGGTGATTACGTTGTGGGACAACTCCCAGTCCGCGCCCGGTGGGCACCACTACATCGACGGCCCGCGCGCGGGCTTCGACTCGTCGGTCCGCATCCTCAACGCTAGCGCGTGGGCGGCGCAGACCTCGCCGACCGTCGTGCTCAAGACCGAAGCCGAGCTCATCACCCTCTTCGGGAACGCGGCCTACGCCGACTGGCCGCTGGTGCTGGATTATGAAGTCGGCACGAACGACGAGCAGCCCGACCGCGAGTTGATGGTGCAGCTCATCCAGACGGCGCGGCGCGCCTCGCCCGCCGGGCGACTGATCGGCATCTACAACGAGCAGATGCCGCTGCGGGACTGGGACTACCGGGACACGCAGAACTGGGGCGAGCACGACGCCAACAACCAGAAGTTCGCGCCCGGGCTGTTCGGCACGGCGGACCTGCCCAACCCGGGGCCGCTGGACATCGCCGATTTTGTGGTGGTCTCGGGATACCTGTTCTACCCGCTCTTGAATGCTGACGACGACCTGACGGTGGCCGACGCGGCGCAAGTGACGCGGGCGCAGACCGAAAACTACATCAAGGGCATGTTGGAGGCGGCGTCGGTCTACGGCATGCCCATCAACCTCTACATCTGGCCCAGCTACCACGGCGGGGGCGGGTCGGCCGACCCCGAGGACCCCGGCTATCGCTGGTGGAAGTTCCAGCCGATCCATCACGCCGCGCGCGACGACTGGCAGTGGTTCTGCCGAATGATCGCCCAGTACCACGCCCAGACGGGGCTGCCGCACATGGTGACGGTGTGGAGCGCCGACTCGTTTGGCGGCGGGTGGGACGCGGGCGAGGGCGATACCGTGGGGATGGACGACGCGACGCTGTTCTCGTTCCTGGACATTCTGTCGCGCGAGTGCCGGGGCGGGATTAACAGACCCGACGGGACCCGCTACTACGAGATCAGTTCGACCGCGGTGGCCGATTCGACGGCGTTGCCGGCGGTGATCCGGGCCGACGCCGGGCTGGTGGCGAAGTTCGAGGCGGGCGGCGCGGACCTCAAGGCCGCGATGGAGGACCCGCTGGTGGTGGCGGCGTATGGGATGCCGGGGACGCCGAACGTGGTGCTGCGGACCGGCAACCGCGCCATCTACGAAGGCTCGATGGTGCCCGATGGGGTGGAGGTGATTAGCGGACCGCTGGACCTGGCGGGCGCAAGGGCGGTGAGCGCATGAGCCGACGCTTCATCGACTTCATGCTCCAGGACCCGAGGGTCGGCCTGTACTGGCCGCTGAGGCCGGGGTTCTTCCGGCCCGATTCCGGCGGCGCCATCGACGCCAACGGCGTCTACAACGCGCGCGGCACCAACCTCGGCAGCGGGTCGGGGTCGATGACGATGGCGACGCACGTGCTGGCGGACCCGGCGTATCCCGGGAGCAGCGGCTGCACGGAGTTCGACGGCATCAACGACACGGTTGTAGGCGGGGCCGGGGCTTTCCCGGACGCGGCTGCGGACCTGACGGTGGGTTGCTGGGTGAAGTTCAGCGGGTCGGGCACCTATCACATGTTGGGCCAGCACCAGGGCACGGCGGACGCCGAGCGGTGGCTGCTTCGGCCAGCCAGCGGGCACCTGACCTGGGCCAAGGGGAACACGACGACGACCATCACTGACGCGGCGATCAACACCGGGGCGTGGCGGTTCGTGGTGGTGACGCGGACGACGGCGGACAACACCGTGCGGTGCTACATCGACTCGGTGGTGCAGGCGGCGACGGCGAGCGACGCGCTGGGGTTCGCCGACCCGACGCTGATCGACTTCCAGGTTGGGCAGGGGACCGGCGCGGCGTACTGGCCGGGTCGGATTTCCGACGTGTTCGCGTGCCCGGCGCACGCGCTTTCGGCTTTCGAGATTCGGCGGCTCTACGACTGGGCGCGTGCCCCGGTCGAGCGTCGCAACCATCCGCTGGCCTTCGCGCGCGGACTGACCCGCGCCGCGGCTTAACGGCTAGCCACGGAAGGAACGAACATGCCACCACGGACAGGACGCGGACGGCCGGTGACGCTTGTCGATGACAAGCTGGTCTTTCGGCGCTGCCTGGCGGCCAACAGCACGGCCACGGGCTGGACCGACCCGGACAACACCACGACGCAGCCGGTGACGACGGCCACGCGGTTTGTGTCCGAGAAGCGCGGCACCGGCATCATGCTCTGGCCGTTCGGGACCGACGCGGCCAACGAGACGTTTTTGATGCGGGTGATCGGCTGGTCGATGATCCAGTCGCCCGCCGTGGCGGTGGAGTGGTCGGCGACGCTGCTTCAGCAGTTCTTGGTCACGCTGAGCGAGAACGTCGGCGCGGCGGGCGTGTTGGCGGCTACGGACCTGATCGCCGACACCATCGTCACGGACCTGACCGGGCTGACCGGCGCGGTGCTCAGCCCCAACTACACCATCTTTAGCCCCGCCAACAACTTTGGTCAGGCCGGGGTGTACGTGGGGCTGGAAGGCTTTCAGTACGGCGAGGTTCAGTTCCACCGGAACAGTTCGGCGGCCAGCGCGAACGCATCGTATGCGTGGCGGTGATCATGGCCGAGGACCGGAAAGAGTCATGGGCCAACCTCAAACCATCCGAGGTGCCAGACGAGCAGATCGCCCGGCTTCTGGATGTCCAGCGGCTCGACGCCGAAAAGAAGCGGCTGTTCATGGTGACATTTGCGCGGCGCGGCACGCGGCTCCGCGCCTGCGTGGCCGCGAAGATCACCTACAAGCAGCATGCGCAATGGCTGGCGGAGGACCCGGTGTACGCCGACACCTTCGCGCACGCGCAGGAGGCGCACGCGGACCTGGTGGAGGACCGCGTGATCCAACTGGCCTACGAAGGGATCGCAACGCCGGTGGTCCGCAAGGGCCAGGTGGTGGGCACGCGGATGTGGTACTCGGAGCGGATGCTGGAAATGCTCATCCGCGCCAAGAAGCCGGGTCAGTACGTCGAGCGGCAGGAGCAGGCGGGTTCGCACACGGTCATCATCCGTCACGACAAGATGGACGACGAAGATGAATGAGAGCCCGGGCCCCCAACACCGCAGCGCATGGCCCCGAGTTCTGGGCTGGGCGGTGGCGTGGGCCGCCGTCGCGTTGTTCCTGCTTTTGGTGGCGGTGCGGCTTGAGGGCGCGGACGTGACGGACAAGGCCCCGACCCAGACTGTGTTCGACGCACGCGGCGCGGCGTGGAAGCTGCAAACCTGCACCGCCCCGGAGGTTGTGTTGGACGGCCCGGTCGGGACCGGCAAGTCGATGGCGTGTCTGTTCAAGATTCACGCCGCCATGGCGCTGCACCCCGGCGCGCGCGGGTTGATCCTGCGGGCCACGCGCGAGAGCCTGACGCAGACCGGGCTGGTGACGTTCGAGGAAAAGGTGTTGGAGCCCGACAGCTACCTGGCGGGCGGGTCCAGGCGTTCCAACCGGCAGGCGTACTACTACAACAACGGTTCGGAGCTGGTGGTGGCCGGGATGGTCAGCCACAGCCACGACACGGCGCACAAGGTGATGAGCGCCGAGTACGACATCGCCTACGTCCAGCAGGCCGAGGAGCTGGTGGAGGAGCAGTGGGAGAAGCTATCGACGCGGATGCGGCACTGGAAGATGCCGTACCAGCAGATCATCGGCGACTGCAACCCCGCCGGTCCGTTCCACTGGCTCAAGAAGAGGATGGACAGGGGCGACACGGTTCGGCTGGCGTCGCGGCACAAGGACAACCCGCGTCTGTGGGACAAGGACAGGCGTGATTGGACCGACGAGGGCCGCAGCTACATGGCCCGGCTTGACCGTCTGACCGGAGCGCGGCTCAAACGGCTGCGGGACGGGCTGTGGGTGGCCGCCGAGGGCACGGTGTACGAGGACGTTTACGACGCGGCGGTGCACGTCATCGACAGGCCCGCGCTGCCGATGGAGGGCTTTCGGTGGTACGTGGCGGGCGTGGACTGGGGCTTTACCAATCCGGGTGTGATCGCCGTGTTCGGCGTGGACGGGGACGGCAACATGACGGAGGTGGCCGAGCAGTACCACACGCAGAAGCGCCTGGACTGGTGGGTCCAGCGAGCCAAGGAGCTGCACGGCATGTACCGGCTGCGCGCCCTGGTCTGCGACCCCAGCGAGCCCGAGCACATCCGCCAGTTCCAGAGCGCGGGTTTGCCGGCGGTGGAGGCCAACAACGACATCGATGGCGGCATCGACCACGTGGCGCAAAAGCTGTCGTACCGGGACCAGCGCGGCAGGCCGGGTCTGCGGTTTTTGCGCGACGCGGTTCTGTTGAAGGACCGCTCGCTGATGGACGCCAACCAGCCGTGGTGCCTGCATCAGGAGTTCGAGGTCTACATGCGCTCGCCCGCTACGGGTTCGACGCTGCGGACCGCCGGCGCCACGGTCCAGCGCAACCCCAAAGAGCGTCCAATAGACGCTTACAATCACGGAATGGATAGTTTACGATACACTGTAATGTATGTGTCCGGATACACTTATGGAAGCCAAGTCGCAATCAGGCACGCGCCAACGCCGTTGGGGTTGGGGCACGGCGGCAACGGGCGTTCGGCGGTCCCGCGTGAGGGCCGGCTGACGCAACGGGCCGCGATGCCGCAGAGGAGTCCGCCGCTGTGAACGCCCCCGAACATCCGACGTGTGTGACGCCCCAGCCGTTGTGGCGGTTGGCGGGTCGGTGGGTTCTGCGCGGACTGGTTCTGGCCGTGTCGCTGGCGATCGGCTACGGCGTGGCGCGGTACCTGGACCCGGCCATCGGGCGCATCATGGTGGTGGCGTTTCTGGCGTCGGCGTGGACGGTTTTGGTGTTCCTGGCCGGCTGCCTGACCTATCACCGCAAGTACCTGGGCATGTCGCCGCCGATGAGCGCCGCCGCCGAAGGGGCGCTGGACCGGCTGGTCCGCGACATTTTGGGCATGGCCGCGCCGCAGCCACCCCAGCGACCGGTGCAACGACCGCTGCCCGACGGGCCCCGGGCCCCGAACCACGACGGGAGTAAGAGCTGGACGCCATGACCGCCACGATGGCACAACCCGCGGTGTTTGAGCGTTCGCAGCTACGGCCAGGACCACCTTCGGTCTCGGTCGGCGGCGCGCTCACCGCCGAGCTTGAACGGGTGTTGGTCGATGAGGTGGCGCGGTTCGTGACGGAGGCCGAATCGGGCCTCGACCGTGGTCTGGACGGGCGGCGGAGCATCCGCGAGGCCAAGATCGACAGCGCCAAAATGTACCTGGGGGAGCAGTACCGCACCAGGGCCGGGGACTACCTGCGGCTGTTCGTCATCAACAAGACGCAGAACGCGACGGTGGCGCAGGCGGCGGACCAGAACGAGAAGCCAGCGCACATCAAGTTCGAGCCGGTCGAGACGGGTGAACCTCCGACTCACTACGCGGTCTCTCGGAGCGGGGCCAAGAAACTGCGCAGACTGATCGAATCCGGGCAGTTGCAGGCCGCCGGCGTGACGCCCGACCTGCTGGCGGCGCTTGGGCCCGCTACGCCGGTGCCGCCAGAGGTTGGCGAGGAGCTGATGGACCTGACCGAGCCGGGGCCGATGGGCGAGCCGCCGGTCCTGGTTCTGAACGAGGACGTGTTCGCGGCCAACGACGCCACCAAGGCGGCGGTGGTGCAGTCCATCTTCGACCTTCAGTTTCAGGAGGCGTTCGGCGACTACTACGTGGCCGAGAACAGCCTGTGGAACAACATCGTGGGCGACTGCCCGTTTCTTTTCCAATGGGACACCGAAAAGAAGCGGGGGACGCTGCGCAACCCAAGCTTCCTACAGGTGTTGCACGATCCGCTGTCTACCTGGATCGAGAACAGCCGGGGCGAGGTGTTTGACCAGTACCTGTCGGCGGAGTTGGCGGCGCGGCAGTATCCGTGGCTGGCCGACGCGATCCGTGGCGCGGCCAAGGAGGGGACGTTGGCCGATGCCCGCAACGCGCGTGCAAGCCGGACTGGGACCGACAGCGGGGCCGGTACGGCGTTCGGCCACGTGGACTTCAACGAGCCGATCGTGACGCTGCGCACGTGGTGGAAGCGCGACTACGCGGTCCCCATGACCGTCGATGAGGCCGTGGAGTCCGGCGCGGTGATCGAGGAGGTGTACTTCACGGACCGGGACGGCGAGGAATACGCCGACTTGACGCACCAATGGCCGGAGGGCGGCGGGTGGTTCAGCGGCGACGTGCACGACGATTGGAGCAGGCCGCTGGACATTAAACGGCGGTACAGGCTGGCGTCGGACGGGCGGACGGTCGCGCCGCGGCCCCAGCCCACGGCGATCGGCCTGGACTTCGACGGCTGGCCGACGCGGCGGCTGCTGTTGCAGCGTGTGGTCGTCGTCGAGATCAACCGGGTGGTGGAGGACTCGGAGTGTCCTTACGCCGTGATGCCGCTGCCGTACAGCAAGTGCGTGCCGATCCCGTTCAGCCCGTGGGGGATGGGCATGCCGATGGCGCTGGAGGACGTGAACTGCGCCATCAACATGGTGCTGACCGTCTACTACAACTGGATCGCCAACTTCGCCTTCCCCGTCGAGTACTGGCCCCAGTCGATCTACGACGCGGTTGGCGAGCGGCTGGGTTCGTTGTATCACCGGCCCGGCCTTCAGGTCCCGGCCCCCGACGGGCTGTACGAACGGTACCTGATGAACCGCCAGACGGGGTTCGCCGTCTACCCGCCGCCGCCGCCGGAGGGCCTGGTGAATCTGTTGCAGGTCCTGCTCCAGCTTCACGACCAGTTGTCGAACAACCTGAGTCTGCGTCAGGGCTTTGCGCCCACGCCCAACGCCAGCGGGACGCTCGCCGAGACGCTGCTGACCCAGAGCAAGGGGATCAGCGGCTACAAGGCGATGTACACCGAGTGGAGCCTTGAGTGGATCGGACGGCTGTGGCGGGACGCGATTCTGGACCCGCAGTTGTTCCCGGACGACGAGTGGAAGCGTCACCTGGCCAAGTACCCGCCGGCGATCCGTGGGGCGCTGCGGGACGGCGCGCGGACGCTCAAGTACGACGTGAGGGCCGAGGTGGTGACGGGGCGGGGGGCGGTCAAGGCTGCCGAGAAAGACCAGGCGATGGCGCTGCACAAGATGGGCGTGTTGAGCGACCGTGACCTGCTTGAGGGCATGAACTACCCAGACCCCAAAGGCGCGCTGAGGCGGAGACGCGACCAGGACCTTCAGCAGGCCGCGCCCCAGCCCGGAGCCGTGGCAAACCCCCAACCCATTGCGCGACCGCCGACCCCGGCGGTGGCATAGGAGACCCAAATGGCACGAAAACCCAAGCAAGCGGACGCGGCGGCGCCCGAAGGCAACTACGTCGCAATCGGAGAGCCGGCGCTGTACGTGCTGCCCACCGGCCCGTTCAGGGGCGAGAGACGGCCTGGCGTCATTTCGCTGGTGCACTACCCCAGCCTCGACCCAGGCGAGCCGGGCGGCCCCAGCCCCGGCCTGGTGAACCTGAGCGTGGCGCGTGGCGAGCGCGACGACTTCGCGGGCCACCCCGGCCTGATCGGGCACAGCCCCACGCACGCGCTGGTGGCCAAGACGGCTTACAACGGGACGGTGGCCGCGCCGGGCACGTGGCACTTCGCCAGCGACCAGCCGCAGCCGGCCCCCCTACAGGCCGCGGCCCCAATGCCGGGCCCCGACGAGCACCAGGTCCAGACGGAAGCCACCTAACGCATCCTCCTTTCGGGGCGCTGACGCCAAACCGCGTCGGCGCCTTTTCTCGCAAGTCCCCGCTGGGGTGTTCCCGGCGGGGCGTATGGACAGCCCAGGGACAGTTGCCGCTTCAAACCCATCATCGACGGACCAGCCCCATTGCGGCCCCACCCATCCCGGCGGGGACGGTGAAACGCGGCGCGGGGGCTGGACGGCGGACGGGACAGCCAGCACGGCTTGAGGGAAACCATGACCGCATCATCCACAACCGATCCGAGAGAACAGGCCAGTCAGAACCCGTCGGCGCAGCCAACCGACGACTTGAAGGTCTGGGACCAGCGGGCCGACCTGCCGCCCGACCTTCAGACGCCGCCGGAACCCGCCGCGCCCGCCCAACCCGCCAAGACGCCGGAAACAGCGCCGCCGCCCGACGACAAGGGGGCCGCTTCGACTGACGCCCAACCCGCCGCCAACGCGGACATGCGGGCCACGGACTGGGGCAAGGCGCTCCAGTCCGAGCAGCAGAAGCGCGCCAACTTCGAGCGTCAGGTGACGGAGCAGCTTCAGGCCATGCGGCAGGAGTTGCTCGACGCCGTTGCCGAATCGGGCCGGGGCCCGACGCAGGCCCAGCGCGACCAGCTCGACCGAATCGACGACGCGCTCGACAAGCCGGGTCAGGCCGCCGCCACGGACGGCGCGGCGCCCGGTTCCACGCGCGAGGACGACGACGAGTACCTCACGCGGGGCGAGCTGCGCCGCCAGCGGGACCAACTGCTCCAGGAGGCCACGGCCCGCGCCGTAAGCCAGATCCACCAGGAGCGGGACCAGGAGGCGCGGAGGCAGCGGGACCGACAGGACTGGGCCGCTTCATTCGACGCCGGGCCGGACACCCCAGCCCACCTCAAGGGCAGGGGTTCGGAACTGGTCTCCGCCTACGAGGCGCGGATGGCCAGGTTCCCCGGCGCGACGCGCATGGACGCCGATTCGCTGGCCGAATTGCAGCGGCAGCAGATGAACTGGGCCTACTCGGAAGTGGACCAAAAGTACAGGCCGCCGCCCGACAACGGCGCGGCCACGGATGCGAGTCAGCCAACCCCCAAGCCGGCCAAGGGCAGCCATCAGGTCGTTAACGATGGCGCCGCGGCCGGATCGGTAAGCCCGGGAACCCCCGCAGAAAAACCCCTGCGGGTCTGGGACAACCGCTAGTCCGACCGGGACGCCTGATCCGTCGGGGCCCACACGGGCTTCGGCGGGATAGGAGTCCCACACAATGGGATGGTACGTCGAAGGCGCTGAGACGCTGGCGCGCAAGCGCATCGAGTCTCGGCTGCGCAACCCGTTCGCACTGATGCACCCGGTTCTTTACTTCCTTGGCCTGCGGGACAAGGAGTCGATGAAAAAGCTCAGCCGCCCCACAACGGGCGTTTACCTGGGCGGCATGGCCGACGACGCCGGTTCGGCCAAGACGCAGAAAATGACGAGCGACATCTGGCTTGAGTTCCCGTACCTCAAGGTCATGCCGTCGCAGTCCAAGCGTCTGTCCTCGAAGGACGACACGCTCCCGGCGGCCACCACGGCGATGGACGACCTGTACGGGCACACGGCGTTCGGCTGGTCGCTGTTCTCCACCGCCGCCAAGGCGCGACAGAAGGCCATCGACGAAACCAAGTCCGAGCTTGGGCTTCGCGCCCTGGTCGAGGACGCCGCCGACGTGGCTTTCGAGGAGCACATGACGCTGGTCAACACCAGCGTACGCGCCGGCACGCTCACGCTGGCTCAGCAGAACGTGTCGGACGGCAACTACTGGGCCGACCTGCTGGGCATCAACCACGTGATGACCGCCAGCAACGCCTACGGGCTGGTGGACCGCTCGGTGGAAACCTCGCTCAACCCGCTGGCGATCAACGCCGCCACGGACCTGGACAGCACGGTCGTTGACCTGAACCTGTCGCGGATCGTGTCGGTGGGCAACTCCACGGTCAGCGGCCTTGGCTTCAGGGCCGAGAGGTTCGGCGGCAAGGGCAAGCGCGGCAAGATGCTGGCGCTGTGCACCACGTCGCTGTGGCAGGAGCTGGCCAACCAGGCCGACGGCACCTACCAGATCTACCACGACGGCATGCCCGACATGGCGGTGTCCGGATGGCAGTACCCCATCATCGCCACCGGCGAGTGCTACTACATCGCCGTCGAGGACCAGCCGTCGGGCACGATCGACTTCCTCAACCTCCCGAGCTGGCACTTCATGATGGCGCGTGAGTACTCCTTCACGTTCCAGGGTTGGGTGCCCAAGCACAAGACCGAGGAGGCGTCGGCGATGTACCAGTGGAACAACCTGCTGACGAAGCTGCGGCTGGTGTGTTCCGAGCCGTGGCTCAACGCGCGGGTCTCGAACCTGACCACGGGTTGAGCCCTCACCCATAACCAGGACCTTTACTTTCAGGAGCTTGCAATGGCTCGACATCTACCCAAGTTCATCCAGATCGGCCTGTCGCTGGTCGGGACGAACTGGCGGCGCAAGGGGGCCGTGCGGACGGCGGACCTGGCGCTCAAGGCGCGGATGACCGGGAGCGTGTTCATCACCTACGGGGCCGAGGCGGCGACGACGTTCAGCCTGCCCGCCGACGCCCCGTTGGGGACGCACTTCACGTTCATCGTCGGCGCCGCTCAGGAGTTGCGCATCGACCCGGCGGCGGGCGAACAGATCGCCTACGACATCGGCGGCACCTACGCCGCTCAGACCGCCGCGAAGTACGCCACGGCCAACGCGCTGGGCGAACGGATGACGGTCGTGAGCGACGGCGCCGGCGTGTGGTGGGCGATCGACCAGGCCGGCACGTGGACCGAGGAAACCTAACCATCGCAAGGAGACCTCGGCATGAGCTACCACCTGGGCAAAGCCTACCGCAGCGCCTTGGCCTTCATCGAAACGGCCAAGCGATTGCGCGGCAAGAAGATCACGGGTACGTCAGTGACCACGACCCTCCGTGCCCGCCAAAGCGGCTCGGTGTTCGTGGCCACGGCGGGAACCCTCAACTTGTTCAACCTGCCGGCGAAGGCCCCGCTGGGGACCTGCTTTACTTTCATCGCCGGCGCGGCGGTTGAACTGCGGATCGCACCGGCGGCGGCCGACGCCATCCTGTGCGTGATCGAGGCCGTCTACACCGCCAACCTGGCGGGCCTGTACATCACCACCAGCACCATCGGGGGCCGGGTCACGCTGACCTCCGACGGTGCGGGCCGGTGGTGGGCGACCGACCAGAACGCGGCGTGGACGCTCGAGGATTGACGTTCCAAACCATGAACCCTCCGGGGGTTAGGAGATTCGCACATGGCCTTGCAGAACATGACGGCTCAGCAGAGCCCGCTCACCGGCGCGATCCACGTGGGTACGCGCCGCCTGATGTGGCGGGAGCAGTTCTTGCGGCGGCCCGGCATCAACGCCAACAAGGCGGTGCCGGCAGGCGACACCTACAACACCGCGCAGATGCAGTTGGCCCTCGACAAGCACTCCGACTGGGAGCTGCTGGGAACCAACATGACCAGCGCGCTGTGCACCTTCGCGGCGGGCGGGGGCATCACGCTCACGACCGCTGGCGCGGCCAACGACCAGGCCATCCTGCTTCCGCACCTGGACACTGACCTGTCGCCGTTCACGGCGATCAAGTGGAACACGCTCGATGAGGTCGGCGCCGAGTTCGACCTCAAGATCGGCGCCAGCGTGGCCTCGGCCACGATCTGGGCCGGGTTCAAGCTGACCAACACGCCGGTTGTGGCCACCGACAACGACCAGATGTTTGTGCGCTACGACAGCGCCACCAACTCCGGCCAGTGGCAGGCGATCGGCTCGTATGGCGGCACGGACCTGACGATCAACAGCCCGGTCGCGGTGGCGGCGTCCACTGAATACAAGATCGGCATCCGCGTCGATGCCGACCGCTACCCCATGTTCTTCGTCAACGAACGGCTGATCGGCAAGCTCAGCCACGCGCTGACGACCGACACGGACCTGATCCCGTATGTCGGCGTGATGGCGACGGCGACCGGGGCCAAGGCCCTGACCGTCCGCGAGATCGCGCTGTCGAAGCTCAAGAACGATTGAGCCGTTGCGGCGGGGCCGGGGTGATCGCCCCGGGGTGAAAGCCCCGGCCCCTCCCACACTGGCTTCTTGGACGCATCGCCATGACCATCGCCGAAATGCGCGCGGCGCTCGACGCGGCCCTTCTGGGCGATTCCGCGACGCGGACCACCCCCGACAAGGACCGCGCCTTCCGGTTCGCCGCCACGGAAATGATCCGCGCCACGCGCTGCA